GTTGTGTAGGGCTTTGTTAAGAGGAACCTACGTAAACCTCTCTCTTGTCGCTGGGTCGCACTGGCGTTCCTCCAGCTGTGTGTGTGGGTTAATAGTCCACCAACTGGGTAAGAACGTAGTTGTCCAAAATGCTAAAGCCGTGTGTTACCACGACCTGTCGCATAGAAGGAAAGACATCAGTGAAAGAGAGATCAGATAGTGTAATCCAAAAGAGAGTTAGGTCATTTTCAGTGACGAGGTCGGGCCATTGTGTTGCACCCGATAACATTTCTTCGATCAAGCCTTTATGGACAGCGAACTGTCTCACGTGGTAAGTAACACCCTCAAGCGAATACTTACCACCAGAACGCTGTAGGTGGTAGTTGGCTCTCTCGACGAAAAGATCTCTTATCACATGGCAGAACCTAAATTCGTAACAATGTGACAGAGACTTCCCCGCCATATATTCATCATCTGAGACTGATTGATTGCAGTTGGGTCTGCAGTTAAACTTGGCTAGCACCTTACCAATGAGCGGCAACATCACATGAGCATTCTCTCCACGCGTAACCGGGACAAAATGCTTAGATAAAAAATGCATGCGATGCAAGCTCGGTGAAGTTGTAACTTTGGCAATCATACGGGCATGCCTAGCTACTTGTTCATAATGGTAAGCTGCTCTACGGACCCTCCTAGGCAGTCCACAGATCATGTCATCTCCAAGGACGACTACGCTGGCTCCTCTGACGTTGTAACGGTGAGCCCAAGCATTAAAAATTGTCAAATTCCAAAAGGAATTGCGAAAAGTGGTATCTGTTGCACCTGTGGGCAGCTGGTTTTCAGCGATGGCGGACACGCCATGCTTCGAATTGTACACTGAAAACTTGTTAGCTGCTTTGTGCAACCTGAGAAACCACTTTGGGCAACCTAGCCTACGCATAAAAGCGATCTCCAGCTCAACGACGTCCTTGACTTGGCTGCTGTCGTTTTTACTGAAATCGGCTTCCATAAAAGATTTGTGCTTCTTACGTTCAAGAAACTCAGTAATCTCTGGAGTATGTTGCTTGTAGGCTAACTTGAAGTCGAAACGTTTTGGGTTGCTCTCGCAAGATTTGAAGCGATCCATCATGACTTTAAACATCGGTCCGGACACCATGTTATAGTAATCAGTGCCCTTGAAAATCACTCTGGGCGCTACAGTTTCATGCGGCTTGACGAGAGCTTCTATTTTCGAGAATAATTCCTTTCGGGAATAATCCCCTAACGACTCCAATCCCTGCGATTGGTACTCTTTCCTCATCCTAGTCTGCTTCTCCGAATCGAACTGGTTGACCCAGCTTTCAAAGAGGTCCACATCCCAATCAAATAAAGGCATGGGTGTGGGGACCAG